ATGAAAGCGCCGCCGAAGAGCGGTCTCCCGACGACGCGCCCGGATGACGCGGCGTGGCGGCTCGTTCAGCTTCTCAGGCTGCTGGCTCACCACGAAAAAAAGATCGACAGGATTGCGGCAACGCGGATGAAGCTGCTCACCAATACTGCGGCGTTGTCGGTGGAGATCGAGGATGGGAGGAAGACCCCTCCCCACCCTCCCCACAAGGGGGAGGGGGACCTTGCCGCACCGGTTGCCCTTCATGAGGGACCGGAGCCGGATGCCGCATCCGATATTGATACATTGGGGCAGGCGGGCGCTCCATCCGTCTCCCCCCTTGTGGGGGAGATGGCGGCAGCCAGAGGGGGACTTTCCGCCGAGCCGGCGTCAGAACAAAACCCCTCATCTGTCCTTCGGACATCTTCTCCCCAGGGGGAGAAGAGGGAGGTCCCCCGCTGGCGTATCGGCCCGCATCTTCTCACGGATGGCGAACTCCTCGCCGCCTCGCGCGACTGGCGCATCCTGGCCCGTCCCGAACAGCAGCCGCCTTCCGGCGATTGGCGCACATGGCTGCTGATCGGCGGGCGCGGCTCGGGCAAGACGCGGGCGGGGGCCGAATGGGTGCATGGGCTGGCGCGGCGAACGTCCGGCCTGCGCATCGCGCTCGTGGCCGAAACCTTTGCCGACGCCCGCGAGGTGATGATCGACGGCCAATCGGGCATCATGCGAATTGCCGGGCGCGAGCGTCCGGTCTTCGAAATCTCGCGCCGCCGGCTTGTCTGGCCGAACGGTTCGAGCGCCTATCTCTTCTCGTCCGAAGACCCGGAAAGCCTGCGCGGTCCGCAATTCCATGCCGCCTGGTGCGACGAGCTCGCCAAATGGAAGCATGCCGAGGCGACCTTCGACATGCTGCAATTCGGCCTGCGGCTGGGGGACGACCCGCGCCAGCTGGTGACGACCACCCCCCGTCCGCTGCCGCTTCTCAAGCGCCTGATGACCGATCGTGGCACGGCGCTGACGCGCATCGCCACGCTCTCGAACGTCGGCAATCTGGCGCCGGGCTTCATCGCCGCGCTGGAGGCGCGCTATGGCGGCACGCGGCTCGGGCGGCAGGAACTCGACGGCGAGCTGATCGAGGACCGCGAAGACGCCTTCTGGCGGCGCGATGCGATTCCGGTTGCCTCGCTCGGAGAGATCGGCCCGCTGACGCGCATCGTCGTCGGCGTCGATCCGCCTGTCGGCCATGGCGCGACAAGCTGCTGCGGAATCGTGGTGGCGGGCATCGATGGCAAGGGCAGGGCGGTGGTGCTGGCCGATGCTTCAGTGGAAGCCGCAACGCCAGCCGGCTGGGCCATTGCAGTGGCCCGTGCCTATCGCCGTTTCGAGGCCGACCGCGTGGTCGCCGAAATCAACCAGGGCGGCGACATGGTCGTCTCGACGCTGCGCGGCATCGACGAAAACCTGCCGATTACGACGGTGCGCGCCGCCCGCGGCAAGGTCGCCCGCGCCGAGCCGGTGGCCGCTCTCTACGAACAGGGCCGCGTGACGCACGCCGGCCGCTTCTCGGCCCTCGAAGACCAGATGTGCGACTTCGGCCCCGACGGCCTCTCCTCCGGCCGCTCGCCCGACCGGCTCGACGCACTCGTCTGGGCGCTGACGGCGCTGATGCTGGAGGGCCACGGCGAGCCGAGGGTGCGGGCTGTGTGATATACACGCAAAAGGTGTTGCATTGGAAAAGGAAACCCGTAATTGTTTCTTTAAGGGGTTGTTAAGGGTTGGAAGTTAACTTATATGTCAACAATCAAGGAGCTGGAAAAGTCGGGCGAGCTCATACAGGTTGCCGTTCGGTTATATCGCGGCGAGCGTGAAAACAGGTTGTTTTATGCGCTTCCGGCTTTTGTTCAGTGGGTGAGCAAAGATTTGCCGGGCCTGAAGCCCCTGGATGAGCATGACATGCTGCCCGCAGAGCAGTTTCGGAGTCTGTTGCGAGATTACCTGATCGGGCGGCGCCTGAACGTTTCGGACGATTACAAGCGTCTGAGACCGCGTGAGAAGGACGTTTTCGAATTGAAGACGGCGGATTTGAGGATCTTCGGCTGGTTCTACCGCCGGGATATCTTCATCGCCAGTTTCGGAGACAGCATGGAGCGGGTGAAGACGCACGACCTTTACGACGGCTACCGTGATGAAACGGTCCGTCTGCGGGCGGCGTTGCCATTGAATGAGCCGAAATGGCTGCAGAACGTAAAGGAAGACGATGTCATTTCTTTTTGAACTCGACCCCAAACAGGAGGTCGCTGCCGATCTGATCGCGGATGTCGGACGGCAATTGCAGACATTGCACGAAGAGCGTCAGCAGCGCGGCAAGTTCACGCAGCAGGATGTCGCGAGGCGGCTCGGCGTGGACCGGGCGCGGGTCAACAAATGCTTTTCCGGCTACAACAATCTGACGCTCAGAACGCTGGCCGAGCTCGTCTGGGCGATGGATGGCGAGATCGAGATCAAGATAAACCTGCCCAAGGCGGCAACCGGCGCCTCCGGCGGCGAAAGCCATGCGGCTCAGCCCGCCACGCAGGCAGCCGAATAGGCTGATCCGCGCCAGCACCCGGCAGAGCGCTGTTTGCCGCGCATGTCGGAATGTGCTGCCCCACGCGACCCCGCCCGGGGCCGCCAACACATGCTTAGAGCCGTAAGGCCGTTATCCCGCCCTCGCGCGGGATTTTCTTTGCCCGAAATCTTCATCAAAGGAGGTGCCGATGACCGATCGCACCGGCTTCTTCACCCATGTCCGCGCCACGCTCGGACGCGGCAGCCTCTCGGTCGCGCAGCTAGACGGCCTCAACCGTCTCCTCGATGCCTTCGCTGCGCGGCGCGATCTCTTCGATCCGCGTCATCAGGCCTACATCCTTGCCTCCGCCTGGCATGAGACGGGCGCGCGGATGCAGCCGGTGACGGAGAACCTGAACTATTCCGCACGCGGGCTGCTGGCCACCTTTCCGAACCGCTTTTCCGCCGACGAGGCCAAGGCTTACGCCCGCCAGCCGGAGAAGATCGCCAATCGCGTTTATGCCGCCCGCATGGGCAATGGCGACGAGGCGGGCGGCGATGGCTGGCGCTTTCGCGGGCGCGGGCTGGTGCAGATCACCGGCCGGCGCAACTATCGCTCATTCGGCATCGAAAGCGCGCCGGACAAGGCGCTCGACCCGATTGTCGCGACCCGCATTCTCATCAACGGCATGGTCAGCGGCGCCTTCTCCGGCGCCCGCCTCTCCGACTATTTCCGCACTGGCCGCGAGGACTGGGTGAAGGCCCGCGCCATCGTCAACGGGCGGGACAAGGCGGATCTGGTGGCGGGCTATGGGCGGGTGTTTTGCGAGGCGTTGAGGGCGGTGTCGTCCTCTCCCCTTGTGGGAGAGGAAGCGATTTCAATATCTTAGCTTCAGCTAAGTGTTAGAAATCGCAGGTGAGGGGGTTCCTTTCTGGCACTGTCGCAATTCACCCCTCACCAAGCTCGCCGCGCCAATCGGCTTCGCCTCTTGGGGCGAGCTATCCTCTCCCACAAGGGGAGAGGAGGTCCACTAGCAATCATCCGAAAGGACCCCAATGCGCATCCCCTTCCTCACACCCCGCGCCACCCCCGCGGAGACCAAATCCACCGGCCTCTCGACCCTCTTCGCGCTCGCCACCTCCGGCCCGGCGCATTGGTCGCAGCGCTCCTACCAGTCGCTCGCCCGCGAGGGCTTCATGCGCAATCCGGTCGCCTATCGGGCCGTGCGGATGATCGCCGAGGCCGCCGCCTCGGTGCCGTGGATCGTGTCGGAAGACGGGGCGGAAGCGCCGGACCATGCGCTGAAGGCGCTGCTCGCCCGGCCGAATGCGCGCCAGGGCGGGGCGGAGTTCAAGGAGGCGCTCTATGGACATCTGCTCCTCTCCGGCAATGCCTTCGTCGAGCCGGTGGAGATCGGCGGCACCTTGCGCGAACTGCATCTTCTCCGCCCTGACCGCATCCGCGTCATCGAAGGCGCGGATGGCTGGCCGAGCGCTTACGAATATCGCGTCGGCGGATCGGTGCGCCGCTTCTCCGTCGAGGCCGAGCCGGGGCTGTTGCATCTGCGGCTCTTCCATCCCCTCGACGACCACATGGGCTTCGCGCCGCTGGAGGCCGCCGCCAAGGCGCTCGATCTTTCCAACGCGGCGGCGAGCTGGAACAAGGCGCTGCTCGACAATTCGGCCCGCCCCTCCGGCGCGCTGGTCTACCAGCCGAAGGAGGGCGGCAATCTGTCGCCCGCGCAGTATGAGCGGCTGAAGGCGGAACTCGCCGAGGGCTATTCCGGCCCCGCCCGCGCCGGCCGCCCGATGCTGCTCGAAGGCGGGCTAGACTGGAAATCGATGGGGCTCTCTCCCCGCGAAATGGACTTCGCCGAGGCCAAGAACGGCGCCGCCCGCGATATCGCACTCGCCTTCGGTGTGCCGCCCATGCTGATCGGCATTCCCGGCGACAATACCTATGCCAACTATGCCGAAGCCAACCGCGCACTTTGGCGCCTCACCGTCCTGCCGCTCATCTTCCGCACGGGCGAAGCGATGACCGGCTGGCTGGCGGATGTCCATCCGGGCGTGAAGCTGGGGTTTGATCTCGACCAGGTGGCCGGCTTGTCCGCCGAGCGGGCGGAATTGTGGGCGCGGGTGGGCGCGGCGGGGTTCCTGAGTGATGCTGAGAAGCGGGAGGCGGTGGGATATGACAGGTGAAACCTCGCGCCCGGCGCCGCCTCACATCACCGTCTTCCTGAACTTCCCCATCAGATACGGACCCGACAGCACCGGCTCATATTTCCCCGCATCCCCCGCGCCGACACACGACGGCAGCGTCGCGATTTCCGCGTGCCAGTCTGGCTGGTGGAAGAAGGCGATGGACTGGCGGCGGTTGAGGCCACCCTGTTGCGGAGAGACATTGACGACGCGGTGGAGCGTCGAGACCCAGCGGTCGTTGGTCCAGCGGGCCATGAGGTCCCCGATATTGATGACGAAGGCGCCGTCGACCGGAGGGATTTCGCGCCATGTGCCTTCCGGCGTCATGATTTCGAGCCCGCGCGAGCCGGCATCGGGAAGCAGGATCGTCAGGCTGCCATAGTCGGTATGGGCGCCGGCGCGCAACTGCCCTTCCGGCGGCGGGCGGTCGAGCTGCGGGTAGTTCAGCGCACGCATGGCGCTGATCGGGTTCTGCAGGAACGGATCGAAGAAATGCGTTTCGAGGTTCAGCGCCTCGGCGAAGGCGCGCATGATACGTTTCGCGAGATCGGTCATCGCGGTGAAATAAGCCTCCCAGGCGGCGCGGAAATCAGCCTCGCCCGCCGGCCAGATATTGTCGGCAAAGCAGAAGGAAAGGGCGTCCTTGTCCGTCATGCCGGGCGGTGTGGAGAGCGGGCCGGCATTGAAACTTTCCTTCAGGTCTGGCGGTGAATCGACACCGCGCGATTTCGCCAGCGCCTCGACGCCGGGACCGAGATAGCCATAGGGGTAGCCCGCATAAGGCGGGGCGGCACGATGCTTCACCTCCGGCGGCAGATCGAAGAAGGCGCGGGCCTTGGCGCTGAGGTTTGCGATCACCTCCGGCGCGACGCCATGGCCGGAAATCGCCAGAAAGCCGGTCTCGCGGCAGATGCGATCGAGTTCGCGGGCAAGCTTCGCGCGGCTCTCGCCGGTGGCGGCCTCGAAGGCGGCAAGATCGAAGACGACGAAATCGGATTGGGCGGCGGTGGACATGCGGCGACGGCTCCTTGCGTGACGCGCCGACTGTCGAGCCATTCGCGCCGCCTGTCCAGAGCGCAAAACCGTTCTGCACCGGAATTGGGGGAGGCGAAAGACATTTTGCCCTGCTTATTCAATCACTTGTTGCAGCGGACGGAATCGGAGTGTGCGCTGGGGCGATTTTGCGCAACCGGCGCTCGAAGAGCGCGCCCCAGGTGATTCAAATGATTCCCGAAATTCCGGCCGCCTGACTCAACGTCAAGGCTTCGCCCGCGCGGGACGCGGTGCGTTCGCGCAGGGGGTCGATCAGATCGCAGTCTATCAGCGAGGGTTTAAAGATGACTTATATCGCAGGCGACGGCCAGATCATGGCGGCGCGGATTGCCGGCTCCGTGGCGGGCGTGGCCATCTCGCTGATCTACATGCTGCCGCATGGGAAGCGCGAGGCCGCCACCCGGCTCGCCACGGGCCTCGTCGCCGGCCTCGTCTTCGGCCCGGCGGCAGGCCTGATCGGCGCCGAACGGCTCGACCTCCTCGCCACGCTCTCCGCCCCCGAAATCGTCCTCTCCGGCTCCGCCGCCGTCAGCCTCACCGCCTGGTGGGCGCTGGGCGCGCTGAAGCGGGTGGCGGAGCGCTGGGGGCGGTGAGGGCACTTGAAGGCGGCCTTGAGATCTGCAATCATGGCGGGAGTTCGTGGTTGTGGAAGGTCTTACGTTGCGGTCTCGCTTGGAGAGAATGCGCGCCAATCCTCGGGCCGACTGGCGTATTTCCGATGTGGAAGGGCTGTGCAGAGAATACGGCGTGACGTTTGCCACGCCGCGCGGCGGCGGATCCCACTGCAAGGTCACGCACGCGTCGCAAACCGAGATTATGACGATCCCTTTCAAGAGGCCGATCAAACCTGTATATATTCGTAAGCTCATCGAATTCATCGATGCCGTGAGGACTGAGACATGAAAGCGCTGGAATACGCAGTCCTGCTTTCGCCGCTATCGCCGGAGGATGGCGGTGGCTTCTTGGCGACGGTTCCTGACCTGCCGGGCTGCATGAGCGATGGCGAGACGCCCGAAGAGGCGTTGGCCAATGTGCTGGATGCGATCGAAAGCTGGACAGAGGCGGCGATTGATCACGGGCGGAGCGTCCCTTCACCAACCAATCTCAATGAACGGCGCGCCTTCGGCTGATCAACGCCACGATAGCACACCCACCCAAGCCCGGCCCTCGCGCCGGGTTTTTTATTGCCCATATCCCGAGGACACCCACCTATGCTGACCGTCGAACGCGAACACAAGTACCTCGCCCTCGAGCTCAAGGGCCTCTCCGCCGAGGGGCGCTTCTCCGGCTATGCGAGCCTGTTCGGGGAGCCCGATCTCGGCAAGGACGTGATCGAGCGCGGGGCGTTTTCGCGCTCTCTTCAAGCGCGCGGCGTGTCCGGCATCCGCATGCTGTTCCAGCACGACCCGGCAAGCCCACTCGGCCATTGGGTGACGCTGAAGGAGGATGCGCGGGGGCTTTATGTCGAGGGGCAGTTCGCGCCGGGTGTTTCAAAGGCCGACGAGGTGCGCCGGCTGATGAAGGCCCGCGCGCTCGACGGCCTCTCCATCGGATTTCAGACGGTCCGCTCCAGACGCGACGCCAGGACCGGCATCCGCCACATCCTCGAAGCCGACCTCTGGGAAATCTCCGTGGTGACCTTTCCCATGCTCCCGTCTGCTCGCATCAGCGAGGTGAAGGAGATGAGCGGGGGGGCGATGCTGGCCGCGAAGCTGAGACATGCGGCAGCGGTGATGCGGGTTGAAAACAAAACTACCGCACTGTAAACTATGGTTCATGGAGCGATAGGAGCCGCGCTTGCGCATCTTTCTGACCCGCTGGACGGTGCGTTTCGTGCGTCGCGAAGGCGTCGATGCGCCCGGTCTCGTTGAGGCTGTGATGCGTGCCGAACGCGGTCTAGTCGATGCCGATCTCGGCGGAGGACTGATCAAGATGCGCGTGGCGCGGCAGGGGCAGGGTCGTTCGGGCGGGTTCCGGACGATGCTGGCTTTTAAAAGCGGCGAACGTGCTGTTTTCCTCTACGCTTTCGCCAAGAATGAACGCGACAATATCGAGCCCGATGAATTGCAGAGTTTGAAAGACCTGGCGCGGGCTTGGCTGCGCGCCGATGAAATACAGCTGGAAGCGGCCTTGCGCGGCGGCCAGCTTGAGGAGATCGACCATGGATAGCAAAGCTCGCAGCAGCCGGCTCGCCGAAGCCCTCGTCGAGACCGCCGAAGATATGGCGGATATCGGCCTTCTGACGCCGGAAGAGCATGCCAAGATTACCTTGCGGCATGCCGGCGAGCGCGCATCTTCCGACCTCATCGAGCTTTCCGGCGAGGATATTCGCGCCCTGCGCGAGAAGGCCAATATGAGCCAGGCGGTCTTCGCCAGGCATTTGAACCTGACGACCGGCTATGTCTCGCAGCTGGAGCGCGGCGCGAAGAAGCCGAAGGGCCCGGCACTGGTGCTGCTGAACCTGATCCGTAAACGCGGCATTGGCGCCATCACCTGACACATCCACCACCATCCCCGGCCCGCCACCCGCGCGCCGGTTTCGCCGAGGGGTCGCAGAGCGGCCCCTTTTTTGTTGCCCGAAAAAGGAAATGCTCATGACTCACGAGACACTGACCACCGCGCCGGAAATCAAGGCCGCGCCGGACGATGTGAATGCCGCCTTCGATACCTTCATGGAAGGGTTCGAGGCATTCAAGGAGACGAACGACCGGCGGCTGGCCGAGATGGAGAAGAAGCAGGTCGCCGATGCGCTGACCGTCGAAAAGCTCGGCCGCATCGACAAGGCGATGGACGAGCAGAAGAAGCTGCTGGATCGTCTGGCGCTCAAGGGCGCGCGTCCGCCGCTCGGCCGGCCGGGTGTCTCTGCGGCGGAAGCGCTGGAGCACAAGGCGGCCTTCGAGGCCTATATCCGCCGCGGCGACGAGACGAACCTGCGCCAGATCGAGGCCAAGGCCATGTCGGTCGGAACGGGCGCCGATGGTGGCTATACCGTGACGCCGGAGCTGGATGCCGAGATCGGTCGCCGCCTCTCCGTCGTCTCGCCGATCCGGGCGCTGGCGACTGTGCGGCAGGTCTCCACCGCCGTGCTCAAGAAGCCCTTCGCCACCTCCGGCATGGCCACCGGCTGGGCCGGCGAAACGGCCGCGCGGCCGCAGACGGCAAGCGCCCAGCTGGCCGAACTCGCCTTCCCGGTGATGGAGCTTTACGCCATGCCGGCCGCCACGCAGGCGCTGCTGGATGACAGCGCCGTCGATATCGAATCCTGGATTTCTTCCGAGATCGAGATCGTCTTTGCCGAGCAGGAGGGTGCTGCCTTCGTCAATGGCGATGGCGTCACCCAGCCGTCCGGCTTTCTCACCGCCACGAAGGTGGCGGATGCGAGCTGGAGCTGGGGCAAGCTGGGTTATGTTGCGACCGGCGTGTCGGGCGGGTTTGCCTCTTCCGGCCCGTCGGATGTGCTCATCGATACGGTCTATGCGCTCAAGGCCGGCTATCGCCAGAACGCGACGGTGGTCATGAACCGCAAGACGCAGAACCAGATCCGCCGCTTCAAGGATGCCAACGGCAACTATCTCTGGCTGCCCCCGACCGGCCCGGGCCAGCCGGCGAGCCTCATGGGCTATCCGGTGGTGGAAGCGGAAGACATGCCGAACATCGGCACCGACAGCTTTGCCATCGCCATCGGCGACTTCCGCGCCGGCTATCTCGTCGTCGATCGCTTGGGCGTGCGCGTGCTGCGCGATCCCTATTCCGCCAAGCCCTACGTGCTCTTCTACACCACGAAGCGCGTGGGCGGCGGCATCCAGAACTTCGAGGCGATCAAGCTGGTGAAGTTCGGCACGGCGTGAGGGTGCATTGACACTGACACGCCCCCCTCTCTTGCAAAATCTACGACTTAGGCTGCGCCTAAGACCGTGATTTTGCTTTCTCCCCCACCAAGGGGGAGAGGGGAGGATGCCGCCTCCACTTGCTCCAGTCTCCCCCCTGGTGGGGGAGAAAGCGATTTCGATGGCTTAGCCGCAGGCTAAACATCAGAAATCGCAAGAGAGGGGGTGCCGGCGCAAACGAATCTGATTTCCCACCGATCCGAGGCCCCCATGACCCATTCCATTATCACGCCGCCCGCTGCCGAACCGCTGACGCTGGCGGAGGTGAAAGCTCATTTGCGCCTCGACGGAACCGCCGAAGATACGCTCCTCACGAGCCTCATCGCCGCCGCACGGCAGTATCTCGAAGCCACGACCGGGCTGGCGCTGATCACCCAGCGGCTACGCTTCTACCGCGACGACTGGCCCGCGGATGGCTTGATTCAACTTGCCATCGCGCCGCTGCAACATGTTGAAAGCGTGACGGTTTACGATGCGGGCGGCAATCCGCAGGCGGTGTCCCTTGCCGGTCATGTGCTCGACGCGGTGTCGGCGCCGGCGCGGCTCTTCCTCGCCGCTCAGCCGTCAACCAGCCGGCCGCTCAACGGCATCGAGATCGATATCGTCGCGGGCTTCGGCAATACCGGCGCGGACGTACCGGACGCGCTGAAGCGGGCCATGCTCATGCATGTGGCGCTGATGTACGAGATGCGCGGCGCGGTCCCCGCCGACATGCAGCCCGCAGCCATTCCCGCCGGCTATGACCGGCTGGTGTCGCCCTATCGACCGGTGAGGCTCTGAACCATGAACATGACTTTTCTCGACCCCGGTCAGTTCACCGCCCGGCTCGACCTCGAAGCCGCAAGTCCCACGCCGGACGGGCAGGGTGGCGCGGTGCTCTCCTGGACGGTCGCCGCCTCGATCTGGGCGCGCATCGAGCCCGCAAGCTTTTCCTTCGACGAGACGGCGGGGCAGATGCGCGGGCAATTGACCCATCGTATCTGGATCCGCGCCCGCGAGGGCGTGGGCGAGGGCATGCGCTTCCGCAAGGGCGCGCGGGTCTTCACCATCCGCGCCATCCGCGACCCGGACGAAACCGGTCGCTACCTCGTCTGCCTGTGCGAGGAGGGCGCGCTATGACCGATCCGCAATCCGCCCTTTCTGCCGCCATGGTCGCGGCGCTAAATTCGAACGCGACGTTGACGACGATCATCGGCCCCAATGCCATCCACGACCGCCTGCTGACGAAGGCCGCCATGCCCTATGTCGTCTTGCGCGACATCACGTCCACCGAATGGGGCGCGGACAATGACGGCGGGCTGGAGCACCAGATATCGCTCGATGCCTGGTCATCCGTCGCCGGCCACCGCGAGGCGCAGGCCATCGCCGGCCTTGTCCGGACGAGCCTCGACAATGCGCGGCTGACGCTCTCCGGTGGTGTGACACTGGTCAGCCTCCTGCATGTGAAGACCCGCACGCGCCGCGAGGCGAAGACGGATGCGCATGTGGCGGAAATGGTGTTTCGGGCCGTGACGGTGGGCGGTTAGCCCAGCGGGCCGCGAACGCGTTCAGTGTTCTGCAGCCTCATGAGCCCGAGCATCACACCCAGAAACACGACACAAATCGCGACCGAGACGGCCAGCACGCCCCTCAGCCCCAGGTTCTCGAGAATTGCTGCGAACAGGAAGGGCGCAACGGCCGTGGCGGTATATTGCGCCAGCGCCACGCGGCTGGAGATCAGAGCGAATTCTTCGCGCGAGAAGAAGGCGAGCGGAAGGAGCGTGCGCACGATCGTGACGATGCCGGCACCGGCACCGTAGAGCAGGACGAAGCCTGCAGGTGCGAGAAGCGAGGGTGCGGCGAGCGTCAGGAGGGCAAAGCCCGCGAGCAGGACGATGCTCCCGGCAAGGCCGGAGGTCACGGTGGAAACACGCTCGATCAGCATCGTGCTGCCGAGACGTGCCGAAATACCGATGACGGCGCGGAGCGACCCAAGCGTCAGCGCCAGTTCGGGCGTCGCGCCCGATTGTTTCAGAAGTTCGATCAGCGACGGCGATATGCCGAAGGTCAGAAGCGCAATCAGGCTGGAGCCGGCGGCAATCAGCCCCAGCGCGATCATCCGCGCCCTGGCGGCAAGGGGGACGTTTGCCGCCATCCCGGTCGCGCTGGCCTCCGATGCCGCCTGCTGCCGCGGCGGCAGGGCGAGAAGGTGCAAGGGCAGCATCACAACGAGATGGGCGGCGGCGGCCAGATAGAGCGTGATACGCCAGCCGAAAGCGGCGTCGCCGAGGCTCAGGACCGGCCAGAAGATGGCGGAGGAAAGCCCGGTGAAGACCGACATGGTCGACATCGTCCGCTTTGATCCGAGGCCCTCGCGCTCGACGATCGCCGTGTTGGCCGGAACCGTCAGCGCGAAGGCGCCGCCAAATCCGATCACCGCCCAGGCGGCAAAATAGCTGATCGGCCCCTGCGCTGAGGCAAGCCCAGCAAGGCCCACTGCCAGAATGCCGGAACCCGCCGCCATGACCCGCGCCGCGCCGAGACCGACCAGCAGCCGGCCGATGCGGGGACTGGCGAGCGCGACCATCGCCATCATCACCGACAGTCCGGCAAAGATCGTCTCGAAGGGAAGCCCGAGATCCCGCTCCATGGCGCGCCCGAGCACGGACGGCATGTCGAACGTCGTACCCCAGCCGAGAAGCTGCGAGACGGACAGGATCGAGATGAGGCGGAGCTTCGAGGGTGAAGCCGTTTGCGGTGAGGAGGACAAGGGAAAGCCGAAGACGATGAGGACCCGCGCACCAGACCAGAGTCGCGCGCCAGAGTGAACCGCAATCGACAAACCCGGAAAGGATTATCCCATGACCGCGCAAAAAGGCCGCGATCTTCTCCTCAAAATCTTCAATGCGACGTCCTCCACCTATGTGACGGTGGCGGGCCTGCGCTCCCGCAAGCTCGCCTTCAATGCAAGCCAGGTGGATGTGACGGACGCCGAAAGTGCCGGGCGCTGGCGCGAATTGCTGGCCGGCGCCGGCGTCAACCGCGCCGCGCTCTCGGGCTCGGGCCTGTTCAAGGATCAGGCCTCCGACGAACTGGTGCGCGCGGCCTTCTTTTCGGGCGCGATCCTCAACTGGCAGGTCGTCATCCCGGATTTCGGCACCGTGACGGGGCCGTTCCAGATCGCGGCGCTCGAATATTCCGGCCAGTATAACGGCGAGGTCCTGTTTGACCTCTCGCTGGAATCTGCCGGACAACTGACCTTCGGAGCGCTCTGATGGGCGGCTTCAGCAAAGGCCGCGCCAACCGCCGGCGCGGCGAGATCGAGGCGATGATCGGCGGCGAGCGGCGCGTGCTCTGCCTGACGCTCGGCGGCCTTGCCGAACTGGAAACGGCCTTCGGCACGGACAGCCTGAACGATCTCGCCGCCCGCTTCTCGACCGGAAGGCTCAAGGCCGCCGACATGATCCGCATCATCGGCGCAGGGCTTCGCGGCGGGGGCAACCTGCTCTCCGACGAGGATGTGGGCGAGATGGAGATCGAAGGTGGCGTTGCCGGTGCGGCACGCATCGTGGCGGAACTGCTGCTCTCGGCCTTCGGGCCACAGGGCGGCGATCGGACGGGCGCGGCGCCGCCGTCACTGGCCGCATCGCAAGCGGTCGGAGAAGGCTCGGGCGAGGGCGTCACGCCCCGCCCTTGAGCGCCGCAGCGGAAGAGCCGGTGCAGCCCCGCGCGTTCCCCTGGCGCGAGGCGATCCATGCCGGCCTCTTCCTGCTGCGGCTTGCCCCGCGCGATTTCTGGGCGCTGACGCCCATCGAGTTCCACGCCATCACGGGTGGGCTTTCCCCGCGCTTCGACCTGCCGCTCAAAGACCTGATGGCGCGCTTTCCGGATGACAAGGAGCCCATTTCATGACCGATCCCACAAGCCTCGGCGGCCCCGGCAGCCTTGATACGGCCGCTCTCGACCAGGCGATGACGCAGCTCGAAGGCCGCTCGAAATCCTTCGGCGCGGCCTTGTCCTCGGCGCTCAAGTCCGCGAGCGTCGATGGCAAGAGCCTGGAAGACGTGCTGAAAAGCCTCGGCAATCGCCTCACCGATATCGCGCTCTCCGCCGGCATGAAGCCGCTGGAAAATCTCGTCAACAGCGCGGCGGGCAGCCTGACAACCAGCCTCACGAATGGTCTCTCAGGCGGCCTTTCGAGCCTCCTCGGTTTCGCCAAGGGTGGCGTGCCGGGCAGCATCCAGCCCTTCGCCGCCGGCGGCGTCGTCTCTGCACCCACCTACTTCCCGATGGGCGGCGGGCTCGGGCTGATGGGCGAGGCAGGGTCCGAAGCCATCCTCCCCCTGAAACGCGGGTCCGATGGAAGGCTTGGCGTCGCGGCGGGAGCGGGCACCGCTTCCGGCCAGACCATCGTCTTCAACGTCTCCACCCCCGACGCCGGCAGCTTCCGCAAGTCGGAAGCGCAGATCTCTGCGATGCTGACGCGCGCGACGACACGGGGGAGACGTGGGGTGTGAGGCCCTGTCCTCTCACGCAATGGGAGAGGACAAGCGCGGCGGCCCTTCCCTTATGAACGAAACTCTATCCCCTCTTTCGAGAGAAGGGGATGAAAGGACACCCCCATGACCTCCTTCCATGAGGTCCGCTTTCCGCTGCGGCTGGCGCTTGGCGTCAGTGGCGGGCCGGAGCGGATCACCGATATCGTCAACCTTTCCAACGGACGCGAGGCGCGCAATGCGCGGTGGCGCAATTCCAGGCGCAGCTATGATGCCGGCTCGGGCGTCCGCTCGGTGGCCGATCTCTATGCCGTGCTGGCCTTCTTCGAGGCGCGTTCCGGCGAGCTTTTCGGGTTCCGGTTTCGCGATCCGGTCGATCACCAGTCGGGGCCGCCGGGGCAGGTGATCGCGGCGACGGATCAGGTGATCGGCACGGCCGATGGTGTCACGGCGGAATTCCAGTTGCGCAAGACCTATGCGGATGCCGGCGCATCCGTGGCGCGCACGATTGCCAAGCCGGTGGCGGGCTCCGTGCGGGTGGCGATCAATGGTGTGGAGCAGGCGGCCTCGCGGTTCACGGTCGATACGACCACCGGCCGCGTCACCTTTGGCAATGCCTTTATCCCGCCGGCAGGCGCGATCGTGCAGGCCGGGTTCGAATTCGACGTGCCGGTGCGTTTCGCGGTGAGCCGGATCGACATCGACCTCTCGGCCTTCAATGCCGGGCGCATCCCCACCATTCCGCTGATCGAGGTTCTGCCATGAGAGTGCTGCCGGCGCCCCTGAAGGCGCATATCGATACCGGCGCGACGACGCTCTGCCGCTGCTGGCGGGTGACGCGGCGCGACGGGACCGTGCTGGGATTCACCGAGCATGATGCCGATCTGACGGCAGACGGCACGCACTTCTTCGCCGCCAGCGGCTTTTCGGCGAGCGACGCGGAAACGGCACTTGGCCTTGCCGCGCCGAATGGCGAGGTGGCCGGCGCATTTTCGTCTGAAGCAATAAGAGAGGCCGATCTGGAGCGCGGGCGCTACGACGGTGCGCGGGTCGAGGTGCTGCTGGTCAACTGGTCCGATCCGTCCCAGTTCCTGCTGGAGCATGTCCGCGAGATCGGCGAGGTGACGCGGACCGACAACAGCTTCCGCGCCGAGCTGCGCGGTCTCGCTGCCAGGCTCGACCAGCCGACGGGCCGGGTCTATGGCCGCCGCTGCGATGCGCGGCTGGGGGACGGCCGTTGCAGGGTCGCACTTTCGGCGTTCAGAGCGAGCGGGACTGTCGTGGCAGCCGATACCTTGCAGGCGAGCGTTTCGGATCTTTCCGGCTTTGCCAGCGGCTGGTTCGGTTTCGGCGTTCTGACTTTCACCAGCGGCGCGCTGGCGGGTCGGGCCGTGGATATTGCCGGGCATCAGGCCGGAAATCCGGCCCGCCTGACATTCTGGCTGCCGCTGCCGGAAAGCCCTGCCGCCGGCGATGCCTTCGAGATCGCTGCCGGATGCGACAAGACGTTCTCCACCTGCAAGGCGAAGTTCGCAAACGGTTTGAACTTTCAAGGATTTCCGCACATGCCGGGCTCTGATTTCGCCTACAGCTATGTCAGCGGCGCGACGGTGCATGACGGGTCTGTGCTGGTGGGGTGAGGTCGTGCCTCACTCTTATGTGCCTGCGCAACGCGCAGGCCTCGAAGTGTCTTGCCCCGATCGCGATGCTTCGAGGCCGCCCTTGGGCGGCACCTCAGCATAATGGCGACGCGAACCTTACCGGCCGGCCTTCTGGCGAAAGCCGAGCATATTCAGCAAAGACGCGCGCTCAGGCGCTGAAATCAGAAAGAAGCCGGCGAAGACCAGGCTGACGATGATGAGTGTCTGCAGCGACATGTGCGATCCCCAAATACAGACTCGATACTCTCTGTAATCGCGATGCCGCGCAGAAGTTCCCCCTTCGGCCGCATCGTTAAGAAATTATTTACACGATCCTACCTGAACTGGACATGAACCCGGTGAAAAACTCTGCGCGCATACTTAATGCGGCGGCCGGCTGGATTGGCACGCCCTATCGGCATCAGGCGTCGCTGAAGGGCGTCGGCTGCGATTGCCTCGGGCTCGTGCGCGGGATCTGGCGCGAGCTTTATGGCGCGGAGCCGGAAGCGCCAGAGCCCTATGCCGCAGACTGGGCCGAACGGAGCGGCACCGAGCGGCTGGCGGAAGCCGCGCTTCGGCATTTCGGCCCGCCAATCGAGCGCGCCGAGATGCTGCCGGGCGATGTGCTTCTCTTCCGCTTCCGGCCCGGCGTCGCGGCCAAGCATCTCGGCATTCTGGCCGAGGAGCACCGCTTCATCCATGCCTATGAACAGGCGGGGGTCGTTTCCTCGCCGCTCGTTTCCTCCTGGGCACGGCGCATCGCCGCCGTCCACCGTTTCCCCGACATCTGAGGCTCTTCATCATGGCGACATTGCTGTTGCAGGCGGCGGGCGCGGCGCTCGGTTCCGTCTTCGGTCCGGTTGGGTCTGCGATCGGGCAGGCGGTCGGTGCTCTGGCCGGCGCGTCCATCGACCGCGCGCTGATCGGCGGCGGCTCGACCGTAACCGGCGCCAGACTGGCGACGGCGCGCATTCCGGGCGCGGAGGAGGGGACACCGATCACGCGCCTCTACGGCACGGCGCGCATCGGCGGCACGCTGTTCTGGGCGACGCGCTTCGAGGAAGAGGTGACGAGCGAACGCTCCGGCGGCAAGGCCTTTGGCGGTGGGGCCACAACCACGAGCTACAAATATTACGCCAACTTCGCTTGTGGCCTCTGCGAGGGCGAAGTGACGGCGATCCGCCGCGTCTGGGCAGACGGCCAGCCCCTCGATCTTTCCGGCGTCGAGATGCGGCTTCATCGCGGCACGGCAGACCAGATGCCCGATCCGCTGATCGAGGCGAAGCAGGGGGCCGGCAATGCGCCGGCCTATCGCAACACGGCCTATGTCGTCTTCGAGCGGCTTCCCCTGGATGATTTCGGCAATCGCATTCCCGTTCTCCAGTTCGAGGTGGTTCGCGCCATCGGGACGCTGGAACGCGATATCGAGGCGGTGACGATCATCCCCGGCGCCAGCGAGCACGGCTATGCGCCGGGACAGGTGACCGAGACGACGGGGCCGGGGGCTTCGCGCATCCTCAACCGCAATGTCGGCTACGCCGCATCCGACTGGCAGGCCTCGCTTGACGAACTGCAGGCGCTCTGCCCGAACCTGAAGCGTGTCTCGCTTGTCGTCTCATGGTTCGGGACCGATCTGCGCGCCGATGAATGCCGTGTCGTGCCGGGCGTGGAGGTGGCAAGCCGGGTCGACGAAAGCCAGCCCTGGCAGGTCTCCGGCGTGTCGCGCGGTGCGGCCCATGTGGTCTCGCAGGTCAATGGCGGTCCCGCCTTTGGCGGCACGCCCAACGATGCCGCCGTTCTGGCGGCGATTGCCGACCTCAAGGCCCGTGGCCTCGCCGTCACGCTCTACCCGCTGATGATGATGGATATCCCGGCGGCAAACGGACTGCCGGACCCCCATGGTGCAAGCCAGCAGGCGGCCTATCCGTGGCGTGGCCGGATCACCGCGATGACGGACAAGGCGGCTGCGACGCGCGCGGCCATCAATGCCTTTTGCGGCAATGCCGTGCCCGGCGACTTCAGCGTTGCGGATGGCGCCGTCAGCTATACAGGGACGGGCGATGGCTATCGTCGCATGATCCTGCATTATGCGCATCTCGCGGCACTGGCCGGCGGGGTCCATTCCTTCATCATCGGCTCGGAGATGCGCGGGCTGACGCGGCTGCGCGATCAGGCCGGCGCTTTCCCCTTCGTGGAGGCGCTGACGGCGCTGGCGGCGGATGTGCGCGGAATTGTTGGCGGTGCGGTCAAGCTCACCTATGCCGCCGACTGGAGCGAACATTCCGGCTTCCATCCGGATGATGGCTCGGGCGATCATTTCTTCAATCTGGATCCGCTTTGGGCAAGCCCGCATATCGATGCGGTCGGCATCGACAACTACCTGCCGCTGGCCGACTGGCGGGATGACGATCTGCTTGCGGCCCATCCGGACGGGGCGAAAACGGCGGACGATCGCGACGCCATGGCCCGCGCCATCAGCAGCGGCGAGTATTTCGACTGGTATTATGCTAGCGACGCCGCGCGGGCGAACCGCAGCCGCTCCCCGATTGCCGATGGGGTGGCCGGCAAGCCCTGGGTCTTCCGCGCCAAGGACATCGCCGGCTGGTGGGGGAACCTGCATTACGAGCGGCGCGGCGGCGTGGAGCTCGCCACGCCGACCGGCTGGCTCGCGGGCATGAAGCCGATCTGGTTCACCGAGCTTGGCTGCCCGGCGGTGGAGCGCGGCGCGAACCAGCCGAATGTCTTTCCCGATCCGAAATCGGCCGAAAGCGCTCTCCCGCATTTCTCCTCCGGCCAGCGCAGCGACGCCATGCAGAGGCGCTTTCTCGAAGCCCATTATGCGCACTGGAAGGGCTCGACTGCGCCTTCGGGCATGCTGGCGACGCGCGACATCACCGTCTGGACCTGGGATGCGCGACCGATCCCCGCCTTTCCCTATGACACCGGCCTCTTTGCCGATGGTGGCAACTGGCAGACGGGGCATTGGCTGAACGGTCGGCTCGGGGCGGGGACGCTCGCCGATGTCATCGCGGCGATCCTGACTGATAACGGCTTTGCCGATTTCGATGTCTCGGCGGTTTCGGGCGATCTGACCGGCTATGTGCAGGGCGATGTTGCCTCGGCGCGCACGATGATCGAGCCGCTGATGGCCGCGTTCCAGATCGATTGCCGGGAGAGCGGCGGCAAGCTCGTCTTCTCCTCCCGCGCCAAGCTGTCGAATCCGCCCCGAGTTCTCGATGTCCTCGCCGATCTCGAAGACGCGCCGCTGTGGAGCGAGACACGGGCGCAGGAAAGCGATGTCGCGGCACAGGCGACGCTCGACTACTACGACGAGGCTGGCGACTACGAAAGCGCCGTTGCCCGTTCCCGTCGCATGGCGTCCGGCAACGATCGCGTCGCATCGGGTGCCCTTGCGGGCGTGCTGCCGGAGGCGACCGCCGCGGCTGCGGCAGAGGAGATACTGCGTGACCAGCGCCTCGCGCGCCGCTCCATCAAGCTCGCCGTTGCTCCCTTTCTGATGGAGCTGGAGCCCGGGGATATCGTGACGCTGCCTGAGCTTTCCGGCCGCTTCCGCATTGCCCGGCTCGAGGACGGGGCGGCGCGGATGATAGAGGCTGTCGAATATGTTCCGCCCGCCGGAGCGCACGCCTTTGAGCGAAGCGTCACCCGGTCCACCTCCAGCGGCGTTGCCCAGGCCTTCGCGCCCGAGATCGTTTTCCTCGATCTGCCCATGATGGGATCGAAGCTGCCGGAGAGCTGCGCCTGCGCTGCGGTTCTCGCGCGGCCCTGGCGCACGGTGGCGCTTTCGGCGGCTACGGGACCAGAAGGCTTTCGTGCCCGCACGGTCGCGACACGGCCCGCTACGCTGGGCACGCTTTCCAGCGCATTGGCGCCAGGCGTCTCGGGTCGGATCGACAGGGCGAACCAGATCGATGTGACGCTGGCCTTCGGGAGCTTCGCCTCTGTGACGGCGGGCGAACTTCTCTCCGGCTCCAATCGACTGGCCGTGCGTTCCGCCAACGGTGTCTTCGAAATCGTGAGCTTCGAGACCGCTGAGGAAGTGGCACCGAACCGGTGGCGGCTTTCCAATCTGTTGCGCGGCCAGTTCGGCACCTCGGATGCCATGGTGGCGGCTGCGCCGGCGGGGGCCGACGTCGTGCTGCTCAACGACGCCGTGGTCTCGCTCGGGCTCGAAGCGGGCGAGGCGGGACTTTCGCTCAACTGGCGGGCCGAGTCGGGCATTTCGACCGTTGGCCCGTTTGCCTTCTCCGGGGGACGCAGGGCCGCAACGCCGCTGGCGCCCGTGCATCTCAATGCGGCGCGTGAGGCTTCGGGCGATATCCGGCTCTCCTGGACGCGCTCGGGCCGCGTCGATGGCGACAATTGGGACGCCTACGACATTCCGCTCGACGAGCCGCAGGAGCGCTATCTGGTGGAACTGCTGCTGGCGGATGGCACGATCGCACGCAGCATCGAGACCACCGCGCCGTCCTTCCTCTACGCCGCCTCAGACGCCATCGCCGAATTCGGCGCGCCGCCATCCGCCATCCGCTTCCGCGTTCGCCAGATCGGCTGGACGGTTGCCTCCGGCCTTCCCGCGGAGGCGTCGATCGCGCTGTGAATGCCACAACCTCTCGAACACAAGGAGAAAACCATGGAAGACATCAAGACCTGGTATCAGTCCCGCACGATCTGGGGCGCGATCATCGCCATCTCCGCATCGCTGGCGCATGCCGGCGGCTACAATCTCTCGGCTGCCGATCAGGGCCAGCTCGCGGACGCCATCCTGTCACTGGCTGGCACGCTGGGCGGCCTCATGGCCATCTGGGGCCGCATGAAAGCCAGCGCCAAGGTTGCGTGAAACTTTCCCGGATTTCGATTGTCCCGCATCCCCACCATTTCGGGGGTGCGGGCATGCAGCGTTGCGTTATTCTGCAGTGATTCGGCACTCTGTTTTTCGGACGCGCACAATGATTTTCAATCTTCTCGTTTGGACCGTTTTTCCGGTCGTCGTCGCTATCGGCTGCTTTGCTTTCGTGGCCTACGATCATGAGGGCCGCCGCTCTCGTTCGGGCAAGTAA